CATCATGTCGTGAAAGCTCTTATAAATATGATTGGTTGATAGACTAGCGGTTACATCATGTCGTACATAATTATTCAACATGGCGGTACAGAAAATTTTGATTTTGTAGATGCTTTAACTAATGATCAAGGAACATCTTTGATAAAGTTTAAATCAGAAAAAGAAGCAGAAAATTTTTTGACTGATTGTGGTGTTCAGAATTGGGATGAGTATTTCATAGAAATAGCTAGGATACATTAATGTTAAACGATAAATTGTTTTGGTTTATAATTATAACATTGACTTGCTTCCATACATTTGCTAAAGCAGATCAAATCAACTGTCTTGTTGAGGCAGTTTATCATGAAGCAAGATCAGAGAGATTCATGGCACAGCTATCAGTTGCTAATGTAGTTCTTCAAAGAGTAACTGATCGTAGGTTTCCCAATACTATATGTAAGGTAGTACATCAGGGAAAGTACAACAGGAGAGGCCAGCCAATAAGAAACAAGTGTATGTTTTCTTATTGGTGTGATGGTAAATCTGAGAGAATGAGAGAGACAAACGCCCTAAGAAAAGCTATAGAAGTTTCAGAGCTTGCTCTGCAGGGAGTGTATGTTAAAAGAACTTTTGGAGCTACTCATTATCATGCAACTTATGTTACCCCTAACTGGTCAAGGTCAAAGAACTTTAAGTATTTAGGACGCATGGGAAGACATTTATTTTATGTTGACACTCGTAAGAATTTAAGGTAGAATCATGGATGAGATAGAACTTTTAAGAACGCACATATCTAAACTTAAAAAAATTGTTGAGGATAAAGATCTGACAATAAAAAAATTAAGGGAAGAACTTGCGTTGGTTAAACACAAACAATATCCCAGACCTAAATGGGCAGAGATGGACTCATGACCAAAAACTTTTGGCAAAAAGAAAGAAACACTTTGTTTCGTAGCTTGGTTCGACAGTACTCAGAGGAAGGTTATGATACCAAAGAAGCTAACAGGCTTGCAAGGCAAGAGCTTGACGAAGTTATGTCGGATCGAGAAGATTTTGTAGATGATATTTGGAAACAAACTTATGAAGATATTTAATTATGTGGGATTTAATTTTAAAAAAAGATATAGGCAATGTGGTTATTCAATCTTTTAAAACAAAGAAAGAAGCACAACAAGAAATTGAAAACAGAGAAGGATTGCTTTTCTGTCTCAGAGCCACTGAAACAAATGACTACTGTGTTAGAAGGAACAAGAAAGGTGGAAGTTTTAATAGAAGCCTATCAAAAGAAAGGGGATAGAAATATATCCCTATCTTTTAAACATGGTTGGCAGATAATGGATACACCAGACAAGATAGAATCTCTTGTCGTGTTAGAAAAGGAGCTTGCAAACTATAGAAATATGATTTGTCAAGAACTTAATAAATACTATACCAGCAACAGTTAATTAAAAGCTGTACAGTGAAGTGTCTAACGACACTGTACAGCGTTAATTAAAGAGGACATTATGAACAATGGACAATGGTTAAGTAGGGGTGAATGCCCTGAATGCGGATCAAGCGATGGGAATGTTCAACACAGTGATGGGCATTCCTTTTGTTTTGTGTGTAATACAAGATTTGATGGAGAAAATATGAAAGCCGAACAGAAAGTTGTGCCAATGAATACGAGAAAAAGTAAGCCCCAAAGGTCTTACAATTTGTCTGATATTTCAGACCGCAGAATAACTCAAGATACCTGCCGTACCTATGAAGTAGGTGTCTCTAAAGAAGGCAGTATGGTAGTAGGACACAGGTATAAATACTTTGACAAAGAAGGCAACCACCTTGCCAGCAAGTTTAGGAATGTGAAGCAAAAAGACTTTTGGTCTGAAGGCGATCTCTCTAGTTGTGGTTTGTTTGGACAAAATATTTTTAGTAATGGTAAGTACATTACCATATGTGAAGGTGAACTTGATGCAATGTCTGTTCACCAGATGTTTGATAACAAGTATGCCGCAGTCTCTATTAAAAATGGAGCAAAGTCTGCAGTTAAAAACTGTAGACAGTGGTTGGACTATCTCAATAAGTTCGATCATATACGTATTTGTTTTGATAACGACAAGGAAGGTAAGGCCGCATCCCAAGCGGTTGCCAAGTTGTTTGAACCAAACAAATGTTCGATTGTAAATCTTGAACTTAAAGATGCCAACGAATATCTAAAGACAGGCCAAACCAGAAAGTTTACAAGTGCATGGTGGGGAGCGCAAGTTTATACACCAGCAGGTATTGTCAACTTGGCTGATCTTGGCGACAGTCTTTACGATGAGAAGTATTTTGATACTTGTCCCTACCCTTGGAATAAACTTAACGAAAAGACATATGGTATGCGTACTGGAGAACTGGTTACTTTTACCAGTGGTGCTGGTATGGGTAAGTCAAGCATCATGCGTGAGCTTATGTACCACATCATGAACAACACCAATGATAACATTGGAGTTCTTGCACTGGAGGAGAGTGTCAGAAACACAGCGTTTAATATTATGAGTGTTGAGGCAGACGCTAGGTTATACATCAAGGAAATACGTGAACAATACTCCGCAGACCAGCTAAAGGATTGGCAAGAAAAGACAGTTGGAAGTGGTAGGTTTTTTGCATTCGATCACTTTGGTAGTATAGAAAACGATGAGATTCTTGATCGTGTCAGGTACATGGCAAAGGGTCTTGAATGCAAGTGGGTATTTCTTGATCACCTTTCTATTCTGGTATCAGGTCAGGAGGACAATGGTGATGAGCGTAAGTCGATTGATATTCTGATGACCAAGCTACGCTCTCTTGTAGAAGAAACAGGTATAGCTCTGCTATTGGTTAGTCACTTACGTAGACCAGCAGGTGACAGAGGACATGAGGATGGGCGTGAGGTATCTCTGTCACATCTACGTGGCTCTGCCAGCATTGCACACCTGTCTGATAGCGTCATTGCATTGGAGCGTAACCAGCAAGCAGACGATGACATAGAAGCGAACACTACAACCATACGTGTTCTCAAGAACAGGTACACAGGTGATACAGGTATTGCTTGCTACTTGCATTACGATGGAAAAACTGGTAGAATGACACAGGTAGATAATCCATTTATGGAGGATGAGTAATGGTATGGAAATATAGAACAGAACAAGATGTAGAACATGTTTCAAATTATTTAAAAGATAAAGGACTTTCCTTTATTTTTGATGATCGACTACCTGCATTTTATATAGATCACCCTGATCCTGAGAAACATTATATAGCTTATCAATATTATTATACAACAGGGAGATGGGGAGTTATGTATAATAAACGAAATCA